GCATTCCAAGGACCTGGTGGATGGTATATTGAGAACTCTCTTACCACACTAGGACAGAAAGACCCTGTTTCTGAGTATAACTCTTTACTCTGGAATAATGGAACTGATCTTGGGAAAGAAACTGCAAGAAAGCAGAAGCGTAAGTTGACATATGTTTCTAATGTCTATGTGGTTAAAGACCCTGCAAATCCTGAGAACGAAGGTAAAGTATTCTTATTCAAGTATGGTAAGAAAATCTTTGATAAACTAACTGCTGCAATGCAACCTGAGTTTGAGGATGAGGAAGCAATCGATCCATTCGATTTCTGGCAAGGTGCTAACTTCAAGTTAAAAGCAAAGAATGTTGCAGGTTATAGAAACTACGACAGTTCTGAGTTTGCTGCTGTGAGTCCATTACTTAACGACGACGATGCACTTGAGTCATTGTGGAAGAAGCAATTCTCTCTCGCTGAGTTAGTTGCAGGAGACCAGTTCAAGACTTATGAAGAGCTGAAGACTCGTTTAGATTATGTTCTTGGTAACAAGAAAACAGCAACTCCAGAATATGAAGTTGCAGATGAAGATGATGGTCGTGGTGCTGCAGAGGAATTAGTAACCGCTGCTGTATCAACAACACCGTCCTCAGTAAATGAAGATGATGACGATGCATTATCGTACTTCCAAAAACTAGCGGAAGAATAATAACATGGGGGTCAACGACCCCCTTTTTTTATGGTATTAAGTTTGTAGGTTCAGTAGATATTATTGAACCAGAAATATATCTTGAACTCTTACTGTATCTTGTTATGTCTCTTAAGTCGGAGATAAAGTTTTGCACATATGAAGGACGTAGTACATCTATCTGTCTACGTTTTTCATTTTCTTCTATTTCATATTCATAAAATGTGACTGGTCTCGCAATATTATCAGTTGCAACTGTATATTGATTTTTATCATCTAATTGTATATTTCCTGATTGATTTATCACGGTGAATCGATTTGTTCCACGTCTTAACGCACTACCATCAATCTTAAAACTACTATCTACAATAAAATCTGGTGGTAAAATTTGTCGATTTTCGCTATCTCTTATTTCATATGTCTGATAATATTTTATCTCATTCATTTTTTCTTCACTACCATATTTTGCGAGGGCAAAATTATAAATTTGGAAATCTTGTAATGGCCATTCATGAGTTATGTTAGTGATACCTGCCATTAAAACTACGATATAATCTAATTCTGAATTACCATATAAATTTTCTGCAACTGTATCTGGTCTATCACCATCTTCAATTATATACTTATTAAAGAATGAAACGTTGTCACTTAGGTAGTCAAATAATTTAGTACGACGAAATATATTTTTTATTGCAACGTAATCTATACTTGATTTTTTATGTGATAGTGGTGACTGATAAAATATATCAGGTAACTCATTAAAATATCCCATTAGTATCCAACTCCTGGTAAACCTGCATCCATATAATCCTCATGGTAGATAGGATTGAGTTCTTTAAATGTTAAATTCATTTGTATACTCACAGGTGTTCCATCACCGTAGGTAGCATATGTCCCTGAGTTTGTATAATTTACAGTCATACCAGTAAGAGCACAATCTTTTATACTATTTAAGAAAGGGTGATCTGTATTTCCTTGAAGATAGCGAAGTTGAAAAACATCAGGTGCTCTTAAAAATATTCCACCCTGACCTGTTTGTCCATCTGCCTGGTTTTTCTTCGCTGCCATCGAACTTTTTAATGCTTTAATTATACTTAATACCATATCACTCTCATCACCATTTCTTGGTGAAAAATTTATACTAAAAGGAAAAGTTCTTAGATTAACACCACTAAAAAGTAATTCAAGATTAGAATTTAATATTGCTCCTGATGATCTTCCGATAACACTATTTGGTCTTACATTACCACCTAATGCATCAATCGCTTTACCAGCAATAGCACTTGTAATCGCTCTTTGTGTTACGTCATCTATCTGATTTCCAAAACTACCTGCTATATCACTATTAAGCAGCTCTTTTGCTGCCTGAAAAGTTTGAGCTGGACCAGTCATAAAATTAGAAGCAGCTGCCACGCCAGCAAGTTGAAAGATGTTCATTGAATCATCTCCCCATGTTACAACGTTTGAGTCATTTACATCTTGTGGTATTGGTAATCTAATGTAATAAATTGGAGAAGCATTTTTAGTTCGGTCAGATGCACCCTCATTAGATACTTTAATAGTTCCTTTTTTAAACTTAGTAATAGGTTGACCGTCATTGTTGTATAAAGCTTCACCTGCTTTCTTTTCTTTACCAGTTACAGGATTTATACCATCTATCTTTGCATACAACCCTTGTTTCTCACCTGTTAAACTTATTTTTGATGGCACATACTGGACACATTTAATCATTAAACTATCACCCGTGTCGTCTCCAGGTCCTCTTGCTATTGGATATCCCATTTGAAAAGGAATACCTGGTATGTCCGTGTGGTGTCTTTTTCTAGCGGTTTGTTTACCACTACCGCCACTTTTAGTATTACTAGGTTTATCTGTTGATTTTACATTTTCTGGCTTATTTCTTTCATTATTAGTCCCAAGGGTTACAACCTGACCATATTTGTTTCTTTTTCCTCCACCTCTAGAATTTCTTCTTTTTTTATAATCGTATACCATTATCGACCCATTTTGTCATTTATCAACTATTTAGTACGATTCTTCCAAAAGGAATAGTTCGTAAGTCTCTCAATTCCATCTCATCAACTTGATATAAACCACCAACAACCTCTGGATAAGTGTATTGTCTCATCCGACCCCAGTGAAAATTTAATCCCTTAAAACCCCAATCAAAAACATCTGTGACTGCAACTAGAGGGTGTAAATCATATCTAATACCAGGTGTTTTAGCACGATACACAAAAACGTAGAAGTTTCCTGCTTGTGGTATGTTGCTTCCTTCAGTCAATACTTCTAATATATCAGTCGCTAAATCATCAGGATTTTCATTCCCGATAAGATTTTGCATGATGGGGTCGATACGACTCATATTCCTAACTCTTTTTCTGTAACTACCTTGAACTCCCACTGACGGTCAGCACAGAACTCCCGTGCCATCTTCCATTTAGCTTGGTTCTTTGCATATTCATATGCTTCACGAATATATCCTTTTGTTTGTCTCTTTGGTTTTACGGGTGGTTTTGTTTGCTTTGCTGGTTTCACTTCAATTACATATCGTTTTACTTTTCCACCTCTCTCTTTAACTTTCATATAGAAATCAGGAAAGTATCTGTGAACTCGATTATCAATAGGAGAACGATATGGAATAGCAATTTCTTCGCTTGCCCACTCTAAGATACTTTCATTTTTATCGCAATACACCATGAATTTTCTTTCCCAGAGAGACCTGTAAATAATATTCGTTGGATCACCTTTATATTTTCTAGGAAAGGAAGGGTAGTATTTTCCCTTATAAGACATCTAAATACATATATCATGTAATTTTATTTAGAGTGCCAGCACCAAGACCAAGACAAATATCAGATTTAATGCCAAAATTGCAGAATGTTGCACAAACATCTCAATATTTGGTTAAATTTCAATTACCAGTTAGTAGTTTAAGATCATATTTAAGAAGAAAGGGTGTCAATGATCGTTTTATTGCAGATAATATTGGATTACTCTGCAGTGATGCAGTTTTACCAGGAAGTGCATTAGCTTCAGTTGATACTCGTGGCGATTTTCAAGGAGTGATTGAAAGGTTTGCACATACAAGAAATTTTACACAGATTAACTTACAGTTTTATGTTGATAATGATTATAAATCAATGAAATTTATTGAACATTGGATGGAGTATATAACAGGATTTAATACTGATCCAGCGAGAGATGGATATCACTTTAAGTTAAACTACCCAGAATCTTATAAATCAAATGAAACAAGAATCGTTAAGTTTGAGAGAGATTACAATAGATTTTTAGAATATAGATTTGTTGGTTTATTTCCATTATCACTTAGCTCTACAAGAGTATCATATCAAGGTTCACAAGTGTTAAAGGCATCAGCTACTTTTAGTTTTGATCGTTATATTTGTGGCGAATCAAATTCTTTAGCGAGAGCACTTAAGAATGCATTTAATGAAATCTTTAACAGAGGTAATCCAACAAGAGATGGATTTGCAATTTCTGAAACTGAACTAAGTACAGTGTTTAATCGTGGTAACAATTCTGATAATAAAAATACCAATTTGCAGGAATTATATAATGGATCTGTATCTGAACAGGTCGGCAATTTTACTGGAACTAATTTTGGAATAGGACAATATATATCACCTGGAAATGTTGACTATGGATAACCCCTATAAATAATGACACTGAAGTGTTTAGCATATTATGCCTTTACCAAAAATATCGACTCCGACTTATGAGTTGACTCTTCCATCGTCTAATAGGAAGATAAAGTATAGACCATTTCTCGTCAAAGAAGAGAAAATATTAATAATAGCACTAGAATCACAAGACCAAAAACAAATTGCAAATGCAATTAAATCAATACTGGCATCTTGTATTTTAACAAAAGGAACAAAAGTTGAAAAACTATCAACCTTTGATATTGAATATCTTTTCTTAAATGTGAGAGGTAAATCAGTTGGTGAACAAATTGAGGTCATGGTAACATGTCCAGATGATGGTACAACACAAGTTCCTATGTCTATTAATATTGATTCAATCAAAGTTAAAAAATCTAAGAGTCATAAAACTGACATTAAATTGGATGATGTATACACTCTTAAAATGAGATACCCTTCATTAGATGAGTTTATAAAGAGTAATTTTGCGATGGATAAGATGGAGGTTGATGATACCTTTGACCTTATAGCATCATGTATTGATCAAGTTTACTCTGAAGAAGAATCATGGACACAGGAGGATTGCACTCAAAAAGAATTATCCGAATTTTTGGAGCAACTCAACTCCGCACAATTCAAGGAGATTGAGGAATTCTTTAACACTATGCCAAAATTATCTCATACTGTTAAGGTCAAAAATCCAAATACAGGTGTTGAGAATGAAATACTATTAGAGGGGCTGCAGAATTTTTTCGGATAAGTATGGCACATGAAGATCTTGTGTCATACTATAAATTAAATTTTGCTTTGATGCAGCACCATAAATATAGTTTGACAGAGCTTGAGAACATGATACCGTGGGAGAGAGAAATTTATGTTTCACTTCTTCAACAATATATTGAAGAGGAAAATTTAAAAGCACAACAAGAAAAAAATGGATGAGTTTGGTTCACCAATAGCAGGAGGTATAAGAGCAGTTAGGAGAACTGTATCTTCTAGTGTTTTTAATCCAGTATCTCGCCCTGCTCAAGAGCAACAATCTGATCCAGTTACAAATAATTTATTAACACAAAATTCAATTACGTTAAATAACGTATCACAGAGATTAGAGGATATATCAAAACAAATCGGTTCATTAAATTTTTCTTTAGCAGGAATCAAAGAAAATTTAGCAATAAGTGATCAGTTAGAGAAGCAAAGAGAGACAGCAAAACAAAATCGTGAAGCAATATTAGCAGAGCAAGGACTTAGAGAGGGTAAAGAGAGTGCCTTAGAGAAAAAAATACAATCATCTTTACAAAAACCATTACAAGGAATTGCAGCAAAGACACAAAAATCACTTTTCTCTCTACAAAATTTCTTCTTAATTTTAGCAGGTGGTTGGTTAACAAACGTAGGTATAGATTTAATTCAATCTATCGCTGAAGGTAATATTGAAAAGATAGAGAAGTTGAAGAGAATTTTCACTCTCGGATTAGTTGGATTAGGTGCAACTTTCACTGCATTTAATATTGGAATCATTACGACTTTGAGACTTCTTACAGGTTTTGCAGCAAGTGTTGGTAGAGTTGCTTTTGGTGGATTTTTACGTTCAACATTAGGTGGAGTTAAACGATTATTCGCAGCTGGTGTTAAAGGATTAAGACCTCTAATTCCGATAATTGCGGCTTTAGGGGCAGGTGCTTTAGGAAAATTACTGGCAATACTTGGAATAGGTACAACTGTAGGAGCTACAGTTGTTGGTGGAGGAAGGGTAATAGACAAAAAATTTGGAGATTTAGGTACGAGAGTGATGGTAGATGGTGCTCCAAGACTTATAGATGAGGGAAGAAAAATTCCTAAGAGAGGCACAGGTTTCTTTAAAGTTAATCCTCCTAAAACTTTACCACCTCCAAAAGGTGTTAATAGATTTTTACAAAGTCCATTTGGTAAAATCAAACCACCAAGAGGTGCAGGTAGCATAGGAATAGGTGGAGCATTATTTAATGTGGTCTTTGATTTGATAAGTGGTGTTCCATTAGATGAAGCATTAGCAAACTTAGCTGGATATGCAGCGGGATTTGCATTAGCAGCAAAAGTATTTGCTCCATTGTTAATTGCACCATTTCCTGGTGCTAGACCTTTATATTTTTTATTGACACTGGGTGGTGGTATATTAGGTGAAAGTGCAGTTAATTCAGTATTTAATGGTATTAAAGGATTATTTGGATTTGGTAAAAAAGATAAAGAAACTCCTGAACTTTCAGTATTAACGGAGGATGATATTATTGTAAAAGATGATGTTGTAAATGTTGAACCTATACAAAATAACAATTTAGCAAGAGCTGATATTATTTCAAACAATCCAGAGGATGTTCCAAGCATAATTAATTTCCCAGTTCAAGGTGTAGCTACAGGTGGTCAAAATAATGCACCTGTAGATATTGCATCTAATGAACTCCCATCAATATTTTTTGATGACAATAATACTGCTGCATTATTCGCAACTGCAACATTTGGAGCACCAGCATAATGTCAATATTTGCAAGAAGAAATACAATTAGAAAAACATCCATCAGTATTGATAGTATTCGCAATTCTGTTAGAAATTTTGGACAGGGTATAAAGAGAGCAAAGTTACAAGCTGATGAAATAATAAAAAATACAAGAGAATCTAATCAATTTAGAAGAGGTTTAATAGGTAAAGACAATCAATATTTTAGAAAAAGGCAGGAAAATATAAAGAGAAAACAGCGTGAAGATGAACTTGAGGCACAAAATGTAAAAGGAGTATCAAAAAAACAAGGTAATTTATTCCAACGAAGCACTAGAGGATTTTTAGGTAGAATATTAGACTTTTTAGGAATTTTATTAATTGGTTGGGCTTTGACAAATTTACCGAAAATAATTGAAGCATTTCAAAAGTTGATAAAAAGAATACAAAAAATAGTCGGCATACTGACGGGATTTGTAGATGTTATTAAAAATTTTGTAAATGGGGTGAAAGAGAGTATAGACAATGCACTTAATGTTTTTGCTAAGTTAGACTTCCGTAAAAATAGAAAACAAGTTGAAGAGCAAATTGAAAAAGCTGGTAATAATGTCGCTGTATTAGATAGAGACTTTAAGACTGCGATCAATGATTTTGCAAGAGAAGAACAATTTCAGGATGTAGCCGAATTGACTGATAGAATTGAATCTGTTGAGTTACCTGATGAGTTACCTGAAGTACCAGAATTAAAAGAGGAAGATATAATTGTTGGACAAGAAAATACTCAAGAAATTGAAGGTAGATTTAGGGGTGGTAAAGTTGAACCTAATGAAGAATATCTTGTAGGTGAAAATCCAGATGGAACAATTAATGATACCACAGAGTTATTTGTACCTGAACAGAGTGGAACAATTATTCCAAATGATGAATTAGTGGCACAAGGTGAAAATATAGAGGGAATTAGTGATAATCTAGAACTTGGTTCAATTACACCAAAGAGAATACGTTCAGGAGTTGGTGCGAATTATATAACTTCAATTTCATCATCTAAGCAAGATAGTTTTAGTAGCAATGAAACAGAGAGTTTGATATCAGGTGTAAATAGTAAGAACATTGTTCCTGTTGTTAAAAATAGGGAAACATTGGCAAGTAGTAGAGGAAAAAGTAGAAGGAGCACTATTATGATTGTTGAAAAACAAATGCCAGTAGAGCCAAATATTACACACTCTACGAAGAAATCTAGCACTCGTATTTCATCAAAACCAATGAGTGCGACACTTCTTGATTTACAAAGCGTGGGGGTTCTTAAGTACACATAATGTCAGCAATTTCACCAAGTATCTACGAACAGTTTGAAATAACCTCTTTAGATGGAAATAATTCTGTTGATATAAAGGCAGGTGTTGTTGCGTTTAGTTATCATGAAAATATATTTTCACCAATGATTACCGCAAAAGTAATCGTATCTAATACAGCTATTCCTGAATTTGGCACAACCGTATATCATGGATTACCATTAAGAGGTGGTGAAAAAGTTAATATAAAAATTGAAAGTAACTCACAGAATAATATACCTTTGGATTTTACTGGTGACAATTCATTATATGTTGCATCAATTACAAATCTTTTATTAGGTGCAGAGAGAGAATCATTTGTATTAAACTTAGTGTCAAGAGAATCAATAACTAATGAGACATCTAGAGTTGGTAAGAAATTCTCACAAAAAATATCTCAGAGTGTTGAAAGTATAATTGATGAATTTCTATTGACAGATAAAAATAAAAATATAGATGAAACCGAGAATGATTATAGTTTCATTGGTAATTTAAGAAAACCATTTACAGTATTAACATGGTTAGCATCAAAGTCTGTGCCAGGTTCTGGTGATAGTGAAGTGGTTGGTGGAAAAAGTGCTACTGCTGGATATTTTTTCTATGAGACGAAAGAGGGTTATAATTTTAGATCAATAGATGCTTTGTGCACACAAGAACCTTATGAGAGAGAATATACTTATCAACCAGGTATATTAAATGTAGATGATCCAGACAAGGATTTTAGAATTATACAACATAACACTACAAAAAATAATAATTTTGTTGATAATCTTGAGAGGGGTGCGTATTGTACACAAAGAATGTATTATAATCCATTAGATGGTAAATTTACAACACAGGCACAAGGCACATTCACAACAAAAAAATACGAAGGTAAATTGAACAACTTGGGTAGAGACTTCAAGGATGAAACACCACCTTATGATGACACAGGAAAAACTGTTGGTGAAATACCAAGTCGTATTGTAACAGGTGTTCTAAGCATAGGTACTCTTGAAAAGAAGAATGAAAGATCAAGAAATCTTGATGCAGATCCGATGGAAACACAATCACAGGCTATGATGAGATATAATTTAATTTTTAATATCACATCAGTTGTCACAATTCCGTTAAACACAAATTTAGTTGCTGGTGGATTAATAGATTGTGTTTTTCCAAAGATGACCATAGAGGAAAAAAAGGAACCTGATCCAGAGCAAAGTGGTCTATATATGATAAAGGAGTTGGTACATCACTTTGAATCCGATGGTTCATTTACAAAATTAAAATTACTTAAAGATACTTTTGGTAAGAGGGATAAATGATAGAAAATAATTTATTA